GCCCACACGTCACAACCAAATCTGGTCCCAATGCCCAAGCTTTAATCGGATCAATCGAGGACGCTTCCCTTCTCACAGAATCTCAGATTGCTAACCTGAGACTATGTGGTGGAGAGAAGTTAGCCCTTACGATTGGTACCATTCGATCACTCAGTGTCCCTACTTGGTGCGAGATGGTCAAGATAAGCCCGAAAGGGATCTTATCAAGATTGTCTTACATCAAGGATAAGGAAGCCAAGTGCCGAATAGTTGCTATTCTTGATTATTGGACACAGTCGTGTTTTGAGCCTCTTCACAAAGCGCAGTTTGCGCTTCTAAAGAGCCTCTCGACAGACTGTACCTTTAATCAAGGTAGCTTCCGATCCAAACTACCGCGTCAAGGCCCGTACTACTCTTGTGATCTCAGTTCAGCTACTGACCGTCTCCCTGTAACCCTACAGAGAGCGATCATGGCTGTTCTGGTTTCACCGGAGTATGCGGCTGCATGGTATGAATTGCTATGTACCCGAGAGTATAAGCTACCCAAAGGCGCTGGTTCCGTGAAATACGGAGCCGGCCAACCAATGGGGGCCTATAGTTCTTGGACTACATTTGCGATTTCACATCATGCGATCGTTCGGCTTGCGGCCAAACGCGCCGGACTTTCCATTGCATGGAAAGGATACGTGCTCCTTGGTGACGATATCGTTTTAGCAAACGAACACGTCGCTAAGGAATACATGACGATTCTTGATGCGCTAGGGGTGAAAGTCTCTGAAACGAAGACTCACGTGAGTTCACACTCATTTGAGTTCGCTAAGAGATGGATTCATCATGGAGAGGAGGTCACCGGAGCTCCCCTCGGCTCCCTGTTCGAGGCTATCCGCTTTGTAAAGAAGGATGCTTGGAAAGACGTGGTTCCTACCACGTTAATCCGGCATATCTCCTATTACGAAGTGGCAACCTGGTTCAGAGAAGTCGAGGCGCGATGGTTACCACGAACATCGAGCTTGGTTTCCCGGGGCTTGTTGGCAGAGTTCTTCCTGCTTTTAGGACGGGGTGGTCTGTCAGACCGCCTAGCCGAAAAAGCGTGGAAGTTCTTTCTACTGCCCTCGCGAGAGGATAGTAGACTCCTAAGACGCATAAAGTGCGATAAACTCGGCTCTATGGTCTTGGGAGGGATCCTTGGTTGCTTTCAATTTAGAAAAGCTTCCGAATTTATCGGAATCTATCTAAACGAATGCAAAGCAAGGGTCCTAGAATCTGCCATCAAGCGCCAAGTGGGCGAGCTAAATAGATTCCAGTTGGAATTATCTAGATTCGCTCCCTTGGTGCCTGAGGGGTTGGATGCCCAATCAATACTGTTCGCCTTGCCTCCTTTTGGAGTCCTGTTAAGAAATATAACAGAGCTCCAATTAGAGTTCGACAAAGCGCATAAGGTGAGAGAATCTGATAATCTAATGCATTGGTTGCATCTAGATGTTCAGCTCTTTCTCGATCCTTTTGCTACGTTGTCTACAAGGCGAAACAAGACCATAGCTAGCAACAAGGCAACAGTTCTAAATCATCTTACTGCCATGACCCGTGGGATAGCAAAGATGCGACAGTTGGCGGTTACAGACATCGATCTATTAGATCTGGTGAATGTGATCAACAACTATCACGTCCTGCCATCCCGGGGGGACAGAAAGAGAAAAGGGCCTTCTAAGGAGGGATACAAGATCAAGAGATCAAATCCGCAAGCTGCGGGTTCGGTCAATCGGTCTGTCTCCACCCGAAGAAAGTCCTAATCTCCGTCTGTTGCATGGGGTAAAAAGATCATCATTGAGTAACATCAGTGAGCGTTCTTATGGTAGCGCTTAATGCTGCCGTTGATGGCGAACTGCTGGATCTCTTC